GATTGACAATAAATAGATTAACAACAACACAACGACAAGCATTGACACCCGTAATGGGAGATGTGGTGTATGATACAACCATTGGAACTACTTGCACCTACAATGGAACATTTTGGCAATACAGCAAGGAGTATTATACGACTGTGAATTCAACCACAACAGCAATTACTGCATCAACAATTACTGGACTGACAACATTTATATTGGAAGCAAATTCAACTTATGATATTAATGGTCAATTTTTAATTGGATGCAATGGTGCGGGTGGTGTAAAATTTGGACATAGTTTACCAGCGGGAGCAACATCTTTTATTAATTATTCGGGCATAGGAACATCATTAGTAACAACACAACAAATAGCAAATGTTAACGGAGCGTTAACTGCTACTGCAATCAATAGAGCAGTTAATACTTCATACTTAATATTTGGTGGTGCAATAACAACAGCAGCAACTGCGGGAAGTATCGATATGCAATTTGCAAGTGGTACTGCTGCACAAACATCAACTGTCTATGGTCAATTTTCACTTGGTTATCAATCAAAAATAACATTAACAAAAAGAGCATAATGAAAATTATTAAATACGAAAACTACAACACCACACCACTACCTTCTGAATTTATCAGAGTGCATTGTGATGGAATTAATTACTTCTTTGCAGAGAACGAAGACGATGTTAAAACTATTGAAGCATCATTGCCAATTCCTATAATAGAGGAAATAGCAATACCAAAAATTAATTTGTCAAACATTGATATATTAAGTTTGACAAATGAACAGTTACTACAATTAAAAGATTTGTTGAACAATCTAAAATAATATTATAATGGCAAAAATGGAAGCGATTGATTTAATTATCAATACTGCTGAATCGGCAAAATCTTTAAAGGATGTAAAAAATTCTTTGAAAGAAATTAAGAATGCGATGCTTGAAGCGGGAGAGGGTACTGCCGAATTTAGTCGACTTGGTAAAGCAGCGGGAGAATTAAAAGATAAATTAGACGATACTAATGAAGCGATTAAAGCAATTAATCCAAATAAATTTCAAGCAATAGCATCATTTGCGGGTGCGGCTGCGGGTGGAGTTAGTGCAGTTACGGGAGCAATGGGTTTGCTCGGAGTAGAATCAGAGAACGTACAAAAAGCAATGATGAGAGTTCAAAGTGCAATGGCATTTAGTCAAGGTCTTGCTCAACTTTCAGAAATGCCGAAAGCGTTTAATGCAATAAAAGCGGCATTAGGATTAACAACTGCAGTACAACAAACAAAAAATATTGTAGATGCGGAAGCGGTTGTTGTAACAGAAGCACAAGTGGTAGCAACTACTGAATTAGAATTGGTACAAAAAAGACAATCAATAGGAACGAGAATTGCTACTGGCTTACAATGGTTATGGAATACTGCTATAATGGCAAATCCTATTGGAGCAATAGTCATTGCAGTAGCAGCGTTAGTTGCTGGTATTTATTTATTGACAAAAGCATTTAGTAGTTCCAATGTAGAGCAAGAGCGACAAATGAAGTTGACGAAAGATATGAATGAGGCAAGTGTTGAGGGAGCAAAAAATTCAGCAGTTGAAAGAAACAATCTTGAGATTTTATACAAGACATCTACTGACCAAACGAAATCTTTACAAGAGAGGAAAGATGCGCAAGTAGAATTACAAAAAACTTATCCATTAACTTTTCAAAATTATACTGACGAAGAATTTGCATTGGGAAAAGCAAAGATTGGATTTGATAATTTAACGGAAAGCGTTTTGTCTCTTGCTACTATGAAAGCAAAGCAATCTGTACTTGATAAGATGGCGATGGAGAAAGAGGAGTTTATGGTAACCAAAACTGCTGAACTAACACAAGCCATATCAGACCAAACAAACGCAAGAACAACTTGGGGAAAAGTTGCTGGATATACACGAGAGGAAAATATAAGAGAAGAAATAGCAGCAAAGCAAATAGAGTTTGATTTAAATAGCAAAGCAATAATAGCAGAAGTTGAAGGAGCAAAGAAAAAATCAAAATTAGCGGAAGATGAAAAAGTTGCATCTGGAATAGCAGCAAAAACAAAAACGGATGAAGATGCAAAAGCAAAAGCAAAAGCCGAAAAAAACGCAGCAGATTATAAAGCAAGAAAAGAACAAGAGGCAAAAATAAACGAGGATTTCAGAGTGTCGCAATTAAGTGATGAACAGAAATCTTTTGACGATTTCTATAAAGCACAAAAAGTTTTTCTTGACAACAAAAATATAACACAAAAAGAATTTGACAAAAGGTTGGTTGAAAGACAAGATGAGATTGATGCAAAAAAATTAGAAGCGGCTAAAAAAAATGAAGATGAATTTTTAAAAATAGTTGAAGATGCTAATGAAGAGTTGTTGGAATCAGACAAAAAATACAGAAAAGAAAAGTTTGACAATCTATTATCAGACCAAGAAAAAATAATTACAGATTCAGCGACTACATTAGAACAAAAATTAGCGGCATTAGATATTGAGAACAATGCTATAATAGCGAGTACTGATATGTTGTTGGAGGATAAAATTATAAAGTTAGAAGAGAATGAAAAGCGACAAGTTGAAATAACAAAAAAAGCAAACCAAGATAAATTAAATTCTGGATTAGATTTAGCAAAGCAAGGGTTGGCATCAATACAAGCAGTAACAGATGTTGCGTTTGAAGCAAAATTAAAAAAAGTAAAAAAGGGAAGTAAGGAAGAGGAAAAATTAATGAGGCAACAATTTGCATTAAATAAAAAAATGCAATTGGCGGGAGCAATAGTTGATGGGGCAAAAGCAGTTATTGCTTCGTTAGCATCTGCTCCAATAGCAATAGGAGTAGTTCCGAATCCCGTTGGTATTGCTTCGTTGGCATTTACTGTTGCAGCGTCATTAGCAAACGTAGCAAAAATTGCAAGTACACAATTTGAAGGAGGAGGTGCTGGTGGAGAAACTACCGCTCCCGATTTAAGTGGTGGTGGAAATATGGATGCAATAAATACTTCGCCAAATGGAATACAACCATCAACGCAACTTGACGAGAATGGAAATGTAATATCAAATCAAAATAATAATCAACAACCTATACAAGCGTATATGGTAGAGAGCCAAGCGACATCAGTACATAATAATGTAGCAATGATAGAATCTTCTATGACATTCCACGCACCCGCATTGAATCCACTTTAGATATTATCAATACAATCTGCGAGACAAGTAGGACAACAATTACAATATAATGTTTCGTCATTGTAAATGTTTTCACGGAAAGGGCAACTATGTAATTCGCTTGTTCCATTTATTCCCTCACAAGTATTGCATTGAGTAATTTGGCAAACAATTTTATCTTCCATATTCAAAGGTAATAATTCAGATAACAAAACAAATTATTCAACTCTTAAATGTATGGCAAATAAAAATATTCCTACCTACGAGATAGCAATTGACGATGTGTTTAGTAAGAATCCCGCAGTCAATTATATTGCACTTGTTGATTTACCCGCAATAGAAAAAGGTTGGATGATGTTTGGAAAACAAGATTCGCCATTTGTATTTAAAACAACTCCACAAAATAAAGAGCGTAGAATAATTACTGGCGCATTAATGATTGCGGATTTACCAATATATCGCAACACAAAAGACAAAGGAGAATTTAATGTAGTTTTTCGTAAAGAACAGATTGAAACTATTGTAAAGAAATTTGCCAAAGGAAATTATTACAACAATGTAAATTTAATGCACACAAGCGAACTTGAAGCACAAGGAATTTATATGATTGAGAGTTTTATTATAGATAAGGAAAGAGGAATAACAACCCCATCACTTTTTGAAACTGCTCCAGATGGAAGTTGGTTTGCCTCATACTATGTTGAGAATGATATACTTTGGAATGAATATATTATGAAAGGCAGATTTACTGGATTTTCGGTAGAGTGCTTTATGGATATTTTGTTTGCGCCAAAAGAGGATAAATTAGAAGCAAGTTTATTATCAATGGCACAAGCATTTAAAAATTCAAGTAACAAATAAAGATTACAAACTCTTTAATACGAAATCAACTAAACTATATTAAGATGTCAAATACAAAAACAGAAACATTCCTAAAAAAATTTACTTCACTTGTTGTTGAGCATTTTGCTACCGACAAAATTAATTTCATTGATGTTAAATTAAAAGACGGCACAATGATTACCTACGATGGAGATATGCCAATGGTAGGTATTGCAGTATTTGTTTTACCAAGCGACGGCACAGACAAAATTGCTCCCGCTGATGGTGTTCTTGAATTTGAAGATGGAACTAAAATAGAAGTAAAAGATGGAGTCATAGTTGCAGTTATGCCAATGGAAGAGGAAGTTGTTGAAGAGGTTGTTGAAGTTGGTATGCATCCAAAAAAAGATGAGATGGAAAATAAAATTCCGGCGACAGAACAATCAGCAAGACGATTAATAGAATCAAATATAAAAGAAACAATTTTTACAAAAGACGAAGTTCTTGCGATGTTTAGTTCTTACAAGAATGAAATTACAAAAGACATTAACGCAATAACAGAATCAAATACTGCATTACTTTCAGCAAACGAATCTTTGACAAATGAAATCGCAAAGGTTTCAGCATCAAACGAAATGCTTGTTAATGAAGTAAAAAACATTAGCGCATTCTCAAAAGAACTTCCAAAACTTTTAGCGGAGTTTGGAGCAACACCACAAGTGACTGCTACTGACGAAGAGAAAAAAGTAAACGCAGAATCTTTCCAATCAACACCGCCATCTAAATTGACAGATGCTGAATGGAAAAAGAAATATATGAAATACTAAATCAAATTAATAATAACAAAAACTAAAACTAAAAAAAATGGCATTTTCATTATCAGCACTTACCGCATACGTTGAAGAAAACAAAGCGGATTTAATTATGAAACCAATAACTGGCTCAAAAATATTTGACCTTATTGATGTTCGTCAAGGAATCAAATCGGGAATGAAAATTCCTATTTTGGAATCTACTGCTCCCGCACAAAGTGGCGCTGCTTGTGGTTTCACATCTTCTGGAACAACAACTGTTTCTCAAACAACATTGAATACTTCTTACATCAAAGTACAAGAAGCATTGTGTCTTCAAGATTTGGAAGCATATTTCACACAGAAGTATTTGCCAAGTGGTTCTAAAGAGGAAACTACTTTCCTTGAGGCAGACATTATCAATCGTAAACTTGCGAACATAGCACAAAAAGTTGGTCAGATGATTGTTCAAGGTGCTACTACTTTTACAAATGATAGTTACCTAAAACAACTTAACGGATTTATTTCTCAAATTGATACTGCTGGAACTGCTGTTGCTGCAACACAAACTGCTGGTCTAACAACTGCAAATATTCGTACAGTTGTTGAGGAAATTATTTTCCAAAAACTTCCACTTGCAATTTCTGAAACTGGAGATGAGGTTGTATTTTTAGGAGTAGATAATTACCGAATCCTTTTGCAAAAATTAATGCAAGACGGAGCGTTTTTCTACCAACCAAGTGCAACAAATTTCACTTCAAATGAAATCACATATCCCGGCACTAATGTAAGAGTAATCGGATTGAACGAAATGAATTCTGGAAATCCAGTTGATACTGGTTCACTTCCTACGCAAGTTAAGAATCGTATTCTTGCGGGTTCACTTAAAAACTTTGTTGCTGGATTTGATGTTCGTGCTGACCTATCGGATTTCGATGTATGGTATAGTAAGGATAATCAACAGTTACGATTTAATTGTCGTTTCAATATCGGTTGCGTAAATCACTTCGTTGACCAATTAGTTCAATACAAAAATCTATAATTCACTTTTGTAAATGGTAGGGGGAATTTTTCCTCCTACCAATTACATATAATACTAAAAAAAAATGGCTTGTACTTTAATCTCATCTTTTGCTTTCGCTTGTAGAGATTCCAATGGTGGAATACAAGAAGCAAAAATAAAAATCTTTGATGCATCGCTTACGGGCATTTCAGAGTCAAGTGGTACAGTTACTTTTTCTGGTTCTGGTTTAACTGGTTGGTACACCTATTACTGCGAGAAAATGACTGCTAATGATTCTGATGCTGGCGCTTTGAGTACGCAAAACGGAACTAATGTTTACACACAAACCGCTACTTATATTTTCAATAAACTTCAAGCATCATTCAGAAACGAATTAAAAACTTTGGCACAAGCAAGAGTTCACATTGCGTTGAAAGATAATAATGGAACTGCTTGGTTATTTGGTTATACACGAGGAATGGATTTGACAACATCAACTTCTGAAACGGGTACTAACTATGAAGACAGAAGCGGTTACACATTGACATTTGTAGGAAGCGAACCAAATCCAATAGTTGCGATTTCAAACTATACTGGTTTAATTACTGCTCCTTAACCTTTGCTAACAAATTAATAAAAAGACCTTGCGTAAATGTGAGGTCTTTTTTATTTCAAGTATCATTTGCTTTTTTTGGACTCTTTAATCGTATGATGTATATTACACAAGGCATTGTTAATTCTAAAATAATTACAACGCTAAAAGAGAAACAAACACTATCAGCGCCATATTATTTATTCCGTTTTATTTCAGAAGGATTAAATACGGAAGCGACTTGTGTATTATCATATACAACGCAAACAAATAGATGCGAGAAATTTTCTATCACAGAGGGAACAACTGTTACTCTTCCAACGGGAATAAGTGAGTATAGAATCTACGAGCAAACAAGTTCTGTAAATACTAATTATCAAAACGCAACGAATACTATTCCAATAGAGATTGGTTTAGTTTATGTTACTGGAACTGCAACCGACACATACGCACAACCAAGTTATTCAGACACATTCGCATATCCTTTATAAATGGCAGACGAAAATATCAACTCCGATACAATGAGATTTCTAACTTTTGGAAATTCTGACTTACCTATTTTTAGGGAAGTGAAATCAAAAGAATGGATTTACTATGGAGAGAAAAATGATTTCCCTTATTACCTCATTGACCTTTATACTGAATCAGCATACCACAAAGCAATCATTGATGGCAAGGTAGATTATATTTCTGGTGGTGGATGGGCAATAAAAACAGATAAATTAAATACAGAACAAAAGGCATTATCGGCTCGGATATTAGAGCAACCATTTGGTATCTATAATTTAAATGAAGCGACATTACGTTGGACATTAGATATGGAAATGTTTAATGGAATTACTATTCACGGAGTGTGGAGCAAAGATAAAAAATCTGCTTCCTTGCATTATATTGATATGGCAAATATCAGAACGAATGCAGACGAATCAAAATTCTTTTATACCAATCGTTGGTTTATACAAAATACAAGTGGCGAAAGAGTAGTAAATAATAAACCCGACAAAGAATTAGATTGGAAAGTTTATGAAAAGTACGACAATGTAAAGAGAGAGGGAGAATTTATTTACTATTGGAAAGCACCATACCCAACACAAAAAGTTTATCCGATTCCCGTTTATCAAGGAGCAGTAAGATGGATTAACATTGATATTTCTTTGGCAAAATATTTTTTTCATACAGTAGAGAATGCTTTTGTGCCAACACATTTAATCAATTTTTTCAATGGAGAACCATCGCAAGAAAAGTCAGATGCTATTGAAAGGAGAATAAAAGAGAAATGGACAAAGCCAGATGGAGCAAGGTTGATTGTAAATTTTGCAAAGAGTAAAGATACCGCTGCCGATGTTCAGACATTACAAATGACTGATGCTGATAAACAATATGATGCGGTAAGGAAATTTTCTGAACAAGCAATTTTTTCTGGTCATCGTGTAACGAGTTCAATGTTATTTGGAATTTATCGTGAGGGAGCATTAGGAGGTAGAAGTGAATTGGCTTTTGCAGAGGAGCATTTTCAAAACGCTTACATCACAAACCGCCAACATATATTAGAAAACATTATCAATGAATTGGCATCTGACTTTGGAATGACATCCGAATTTTATTTAAATAGAGTTCGTAGAATTGGTTATATGTTTGACGATGCTACTATTGTAAGCGTATTAAGTCAAGAGGAAAAAAGAAAATATGTTTTAGAGCAGTTAGGTATTAAAGAAGTTTTAAATCCAAAAGGTCAAATTTTTAATACTGATTTACCTACAAATGAAATTTCTCAAAAGGAGTGGATTGATAAATTTAAATTGATAGGCAAAGATTATTCCAATACAAAATTATTATACGAAAGGGAATTACATAACTACGATATTGAAAGTGTAAGATTATCAGAGGAAAATTATATTTCTAATCACTTTGCAGAAACAATTAAAGCAACTACATTAGAACGAAGTATAATTGATTTGCTTACCAAAGATAGCACACTACAACCCGAAGCAATTGCAGAGGCAACAAAGCGAAGTGTAAGTGATATTAAAGCAACATTGACAGACCTTTTAGATAGAGAAATGTTAAAGCCACAAAAAATAAATATTGGCAATGATACTGCAAAAGGATATGATGTAACTGATAAGGGAACAAAAACATTAAGCGAGAAACCAGCAAAGACCGCTGAACTAAAAGTAGTTTACAGATATGGTTTGTCATTTAAATTTAAAGGAGAATCAATAATTATTCCAACAAGTAGGGAATGGTGTAGAGAAATTTCTGCTGAATCAGAAAGTGGAAAACGATGGACAAGCGAAGATATTTTTTCTCTTACTCCCGCAGAGACAGACATAAATCCTTGGACACAACGAGGTGGTTGGTACACAAAACCAAAAACAGATATTCATTTGCCACAATGCCGACACGCTTGGATTCAAGAATTAAGAACAACAATTACTAACTAAAATGGCAGACGCATTATTTATTCGCCCAAATGATACACGACTTTTGAGTTATGTAGAATCAAATTATGATAACGACCAAGTGAGTGTATTGATTTACGATACACAACAAATGGAAATTTTACCTTTGCTTGGTACTGGATTATACAATGAACTTGCTACGCAGATAACTGCAAATACATTGAGTGCATTAAATACTACACTACTAAATTTATTAAGACCGGCAGTAAGAATGAATGTTCTTGCTTATGGAATGCTTGTATTTAATTATAAAATTCGCAACAAAGGAATACAAACAATGAACTCTGATAATTCTCAAACTGTGGGATTGGATGTGGTAGATAGAATGACACAAAATTTCAAAGACCAAGCACAAGTTTACAATTCAAGGGTACATAATTATTTAATGGCAAATAGTTCCGCTTACCCTTTATTTTTAAATGCGGGAAGTACAGTAGATACTATTCACGCAAAAACAAATCAATATTATACTGGTTGGGTAATGGGAGATGGCGAAGATTGTAGTTGTACATTAGATAATCCATCTGTATAAAATATGGCAAAGAAAAAATACGATACGAGTAACAGAGATAAGAATAGAAAAAAATTAGAACAATTTTTAGCAATAAGAAATGGCAGTAACAACATTAAACCAAATAGTTCAAAACCTAAATGAGATTGCAATTCAGCATCAGCAGTTGCACGGATTTAAGTTTGGTGACCCTTGGGAATTTTATTCAAGTGGCGTTTGTAATTGCACGGAGTTATGGGTAAATGTTTATCCAGCAACTGCAACACTAACTACTATTGAATATAAATTTACTGCTTGGCTTATGGATGGAGTTCGCAGAGGAGAGATAAACGAAACGGAAGTAATTAGTGATATGTTTTTAATTGCACAAGATATAATTGCACAACTGCACCACCCCGATTATAGTTGGGCGGTAGAGAGAAAACAAACTTTTATTATTACTCCATTTACAGAAAAAACACCTTACAAATTATCGGGAGTATCATTTGATTTTACATTAAAATTAATGTACCCATCCGATACTTGCTTAATACCTTTTACATCTACACCAATTATTTATCCACTAATATAAAAACAAAATGGCAATTACAACAATCAAAGGAAGCGGAAAGATTCCTACAATTTATCGCAATACTGCTCT